TTTCTTCTGACTCTGTTTCTAGAATCATGTCAGCTAGATCTGTTGCAAGAACTTTACTAACATACATTTCACGATATACTATTAGCTGTTCGTCAGGTGCAACTGCTATCCATACAACTCCAGTATAAGAACCGTAACCATAGTCACACGCTCTAAACTTAGGCCAGTTATTTGGAATATCAAAAGGTTCTACAACATGAATCTTCCGATTAAACTCTGGAAAAGCTGCTCCTTCGTTTATATCCCAGTCACCTTCTAGCAATTGTCTGCGTTGGTGTTCTGGTAACGACAGAAGATTAGCTTCGTACATTCCATCATCTGCTAGATAAGGGTTGTCAAATAAGTTAGCAGGTATAAACCTACGTTTAAACAACGGCTCATCTTCTTTGGTATGGCCTTTAGGCCAGCAAATAATCTCGCCAGTATCTGTATCTGTAGCCCAGAAAGGTTTATTAGGTGTTTCTGGATCTATAAAAGTCTTTTTAACCCACTGATGGCCGGGACCACCGGGGTTACTAGTAGCTCTCATATATAAAGGTAGCCCACTAGCTTTGGTTGTACGAAGACGTGACCTCATATAATTCCAAGGATAGGGTGTAGGCCATTGCGTTAATTCGTCAAAACCAATCCAGTTAAATGCTTGCCCTTGGTATCTCATAACGTCATCGTCACGGTCAAGGTAAGACATCCAGAGTGTAGCTCCACTAGGGGCTACCCAAGTCTTATCTCGTTCCATGAACTTGATACCCGGAATTGCTTTAGGATATAACTGTTTAGAAACAGAGATAAGTTCCCTTAGCTCTTCGGTGCTTCTACGTACCAGAAGCATACGAGCATTTGGATTATTTAAGTATCTTACAGGGTCAGCAACCATTGCATATGATTTACCACCACCTGCAGATCCTCCATATAAGACTTCTTGTTCTGTTGAAGCTAGGAAGTCTGTCTGTGGACCGGGATTAGGTTCAAAGATTACTTCTCTTTGTACCTGCTCTACTTCAATATCCGGTGTGCTGATCGGAGTTGCTGGTTTCAACTCTACGTCTTGCACCAATTCTTTCTTTTTCGAGCTTCTCCGCCTTTTCTGCTGCCTCTTTGTACCTTTGGGCATAGAAATCTTGGACTGAAGCTGCGTTCTTACGTCTTTGCTCAAGTTTTACCCTTTTAAATAAACCTACATGGGAGATCATTCTACCAGAGGTAGTACTTAACCAAGCAGCTACTTCCCTATAACTATATCTTTTTAAATGTTTCTTAGCTTCTTCAAAAAGTTCTAGTTCTTCTGGTATTGGTAGTAGAATATCTGTATCTTCTGGATCTTGTTTGTAGCCGAAGGGTATAGTTCTACCTATTCTTACTACTGGAACCCATTCATATTCGTTATCTACCTTTTCAGGTTTAGGTAACTTCCAAGTTTTAGTCTTCATCTGCTTTCGGTGGCAGAATAAATAAGGGACTTTCCGATTTTACTTCGACTTTTTCTGTTTTTACAAAGCCAGCTCTGTCTAAAAAGTCCTTAGCTGCTGCCATTTTCTCTTTATTGCCCAAGTCGGTGGGGTTTTCTAGTACATGCATCATAGACCACACTGCTTTTGGGCCACTTGTTGCAATAAAATCTCTAGTTTTTTCTGCAATTTCTTCTTTTAATGGAGCCATTACAGAAGTTGTAGACACGCCATCGGCATATCCTGCAAGCTTTTTAGCTTGTACAGGATTGCCTCTAGCTTCATTAAACAATGCGTTTAAAAATGCCTGTTGTTTTTCAGTGAGTTCTCTCGCCATAGATTTTTTCTCTTATCTCAGACTTACCAATTCCTAAGTCTTTGAGTTCACGATCAGATAAATTCATTAGTGTCTGAAAATCTGCTCGTCTTTGCTGTGATTTTTGAATTGCTCTTAAGATTCGGTTACAATATTCTTTAAACATTTTCTACTCCTTTTAAATGTTAGCCCTAACTAGGCAGGAGTAGTTATATTCAATTAGTTATAGCATACTACAGACAATATTGCAACCCCGTTATGCATTAAGTGGGTTGAAAATATTCTTCACCAGATAATATTACATGAAAATCTGAGCCACCTTCTTCAAAACCTATTATCTTGTCACCTGCAGATAATGCAATAAATGCACCACCTTCTATAACTTTATCGTTTGTACTGGCTGCTAGACTTATTTCATCTGCAACACTGTGATAAGTAGTTGAAGCTAACTCATACCATTGTATGCTGTACTTCTTAGAGCTTGTTGCTCCATTAGATACGAGTAAAAATTTAACCAACGCAATAAAGTTATTAGGGCAAGTGTATATTACGTCACCACTTGCCCCACCTGATGTAGCAGATAAGTTTTTTGCTTTAGTAAAGTATTTAGCTTCAGTCATTTAACTACTTATTCATACGTTTAATAATGCCTTGAATTTCTCTAATACGAGCTTCAGCACGTCTATCATTAGTACCTCTTTGTCTAGCATTAGCTATTTTTGTACGTAACTTTCTTATTTCTGCTTTTAATTCTGCTATACGAGCTTCTCTATTTCTAGGCTTAACTTTAGCTTTAGATTTTTTAGTTTCATCTGAACCTAGTGCAACTAAAACCATTTTAGTAAGTTTAGCAGTAGACATGGGTTTTTTATTTGCATTATCTACCTCTATCTTTTCATCAAGAGTTCCACGATTTTTTGTTGGTCCTTGAGGAGGTCCGGGTTTTTTCTTACTAGGTCTAATCTTTGGTCTTGGTATTGGTTTAGGTTTAGCTTTCTTTAAATCTCCTGCATAAACAGCTGCCATTACTTTACCATCTTTATTAGTATAGTAAAGTGCGCCAGCTTTTTTAGCTGCTGAAATACTCTTATAGTTTTTAGCCTTAGCTTTTTCTTTAGTAAGCGTAGAACCTTTTGCTTTTATTTTACTATTTAAATATTCTTTAAGTGACATAGCCATTTTATTATTCCTTACTTATAAGTATTTTTGGCAGTTTTAACACCAGTGTTTATTGTACCAGTACTTTTAACCATTCCACCTTGGTTATACATAGCTACCTTACCACCTTTAGCGTATGCTTTCTTTTTCATTCCAGCACCACCTTTGGCGTAACCTTTTTTCATCATACCACCTTTGTTCATAAAGCCCATTTTATTACGAACACCTTTAGGTAGAGAAGCTGCACCTTTATTTGGAGCTGGTTTTAAACCACCTGCAGCATAACCTTTTTTCTTCATTCCGCCTTTGGCGTAACCCTTCTTCTTCATCTTCATTGATATTCCTTATCCTCACTATATAAATTGTTAAACACTCGTTGCGTATCCCAAACATAGTCTACGTTTTCTTTCGAGTTGTATACATGTTGATTTGGTTTAAAGTCAGGCGCACCTTCTCCTGTTTCAAACCAAGCTGGGTGAGTTACTCTCACTCTGTTATTGGGTAACGCAACAATGTTACCAGTATACTCTCCAGCGTCTAACAACTCTAGTACATGAGATTGTTTGTGTTGCGCTGGGTCATCTGCAACTTCACTGTCTGTGTAGTCTACAGTAAAATAGTATTTAGCTGGATAGAACTCTCCGTCTACCTTGGCTATCCAAGGAGCTGGAGTTGCTCTTTCTAATTTGTACACACTGTGGTGGTGCGACATACAATCCCAAGGTTGAGCTAGATAAGGTGGTAACTCTTCTGGCCAATCTTCTAGGGGGGTGTCTGCCACAAGAGCTACAAGAGGTAATCTAGCCCACATCGCACCACCATGTATATTGGGGCTATCACTATCATCAGACTCGCAGCCTGTAAAAATAACTTGAAAGCTGAGAGTCCTGTTTGGCATAGTAGTGACACCAATGACCATGCAATGTAAGAACTCTCCATGATACTCCTCTAAGTTCTTTGTATATTCTCTTCTGACCCACGCTTTAAAGTGAGGAATGCTACTTGTTAGATAAGGCATTTATCTGTGGGACTTCGTTTTCTTTGCAATTTTCTTAGGTTGAGCCACATACTGCTTACCTGCCTTAGTGCCTTTTCGCTTTGCTCTGGAAGTGGCTGCGTACTCACTAGCACTAAGAGACTTAATAGCCGAAGTAGGTAGGTAACGTTCACCAGTAGCTTTAGAACCTTGCGTAGATGGCTTACCACTTTTGGTGCGCCACTTTTGTTTTGTCCATTTTTTTAGAGACTTTTGAGGAGCCTTCATTATCTGTAGCCTCCCCCTTTTGCTTTGTATTGCTTTGCAACCATCTGGGCTTTTCTCGCAGACCATTGTCCGGGCTTGCCACCTTTGCTACCGGCTTTAACCTTAGCAACGAGGTTTTTACGCATGGTCGGTTTGGTGTAGTTACCAGCAGCATTTACTGTACTTTTCTTTTTAACCATTAGGTACTCCTAATTAAAATGAAAACTTTGCACCCATTGTAATATCACCAAATTCAAAGTCAGCATCTGATGATACTTCTGTGTATGTTGTAAAACCTTTCCAAGCATATTCTGCTTTCCAGTCTACACCAGTAAAGATGTCACCATTGTTGATGTCTAATACATCTACAGTTGTTTCAGCAGAAAGAGTAGCTCCGTATGCACCCATGCTTAGTTTAGGTGTAACATCCAGTTCCCATGTTTCTGTCCCTGTTGTATAACTCATATCTGTTTCAGCACCAACAGATAATCCATAACCTAGATCCATTGCATGTGCTGATGTAGCTGCAACTGCTAATGCAGATGCCAGTAATAATTTCTTCATTTTATACTCCTATAAATTTGTTCCAATTTTAAAACAGGCAGGTCTAGCAAACATTCCTTGGGACTGCATCATAAGCGTAACCTTATCTGTTTCTTCTTTACACAGTTCTTCTGTTATAAATAATTCTTCTTGTTTTGCAAATACTATACACGACTGAGCGTATGGTGTACTACAAGCTAATACGATAGCTAGCCACATTACCAAGCTCTACAAGACCAGTATCGTGCAGTAAACTTGTCAGTTGCTGTATCACAGTTATGTCTTGCCCTAAAGCTTTTACGTCTAGCTGGTTGATCTTTTTTGATTGACATGTTGGGATCACCAAAACGAACAATCTTTACCTCCTTGCCTTTTTTAGCAAGAACAGCAGACTTTTTAGATCCACCGGGGGTTTTCTTTGGTTTGTTATAACCTGGAAATATTTCACCCCGATATTTTAGTTTGCCACTAGGTAAACGTTCTACGTCTTTGGTTGTTGCCATATCTACACCATCAATTCAAAATGTGGTCCATCAATAAAAGGTCTACGTCCCTGAGATCTACGTAGATCAATATATTCATTCATTGCCTGTTCCATAGATCCATCGTATTCACCGATATTATCTATATGCCAAGCTGCACCCCAACGAACTTTACAGCCTACAAAGTCTGCACCTTCTTTCATTGCGTCAGCTAAGTCATCATATAAGTTTAGCTCCCAAGAGCCACGACCATTAATATAAGCCATTAGATCGACTGCTAGTCCATCTAGGTGCTTACTTTTCATAGTCTGGCTTGCCCCCTTGTCATACAACTCTTTCTGTTGTTCCAAAGTTCTTAGACCTTGGATAACTCCAAAGTCTGTGTTAGTTGCTGTGATAGCATGTTTAACAACTGCCACCATTCTATCATCAACACCTTGCAGTCTATCAAGACTACGTCTGCTTAATTTAAATGCCATGTCTATTTCCCAAAAAACTTAGTAGCTGATCTTACACCAAAGCTGGCCGCTACGATTACTCCAAGTGTATAGCTATACCACTGAGGCATAGTCTCTAAAGCAGCAAAGCCATTAGCTACTGCTGCGTCTGCCCATTCAAAAGGTAGAAAGGCTAGTATTAATGGGATTGAAAACAAAATAGTCAGCCACTCGTCTTTCCAAGAAGCTTGGCTACCTTGTGCCATAATCTTTTCCCAATCTGCCTCACTGGTTGCACGAGACAACATAATCTGCGCCTCAGCTTCAGCTTTGGCAACTTTTGCTTTAGTCTCTGCAGCTTTTGTTTCAACTTTTCCATTTAACCATGTTCCTGCTAAATTTGCTATAGGTCCAATTAAACCTTGTATCATTTTTTATTTCCCATTGCAGTAAATCCAAAATATGCACCAACAAGTGCTGATACAGATACGACATAGATATTAGCAATATCAGCTATTAACATTGCTGCTGTATCCATGCCAAGTAGTGTACAGAGAAAGATACCCATTGGATAGAGTACCATTCCTGATAAAGCAAACCAAGTCATGTTGCGTTGGGCATCACGCTTGGCATCTTCGTCTTCCATCTTTCTTCGTCTATCTTCTAAATAGATCTCACGCTCTTCGGCATCTAGTTTACCGTTCTTGTCTAAGTCGTATTCTTCTACCATTATTCCCAATCTCTTTTTCTTTCAGGATCTAGAACATCATGTTTGTTAAGATGCCCCTCCAAATACATAGCACGTTCTACTCTGTCCAGAGTATACCTAACACCTGTGTTTTGATGAATAGCTTCTCGTACATAGAATACGTCTGAACGTGGTATATGTACTCTTCGTAGTTTTGCTTCGTTGTTATCAGCTAGTGCTTTGTAAAATTCCTCTATGACGGAATCCGAAGCATACATTTTTTTCTTGGACATTGCTAGTTATACTTTAAGTTTTGGGAAAAGCAAGTACTTTTGTAGGGACGACAGAAAAAAGTTGTAAAAACTCTTATCGTTATCAGTATAGGTAAAGTATTACTTTAAGTATTACTTTAAGTTTAACTCTTAGTATCTATTAACTTTAATTATATTAGTAATAAAAGAGTAAAGTTAAGCTTTATGTAATACGTTATGTATACATAATTATATCTCATACTGCCCCCGCTGTCAAGTATTAATTTATACACGTTATGTTACAACATGTTACAGTCTATACACAAATTGTTTCAATTGTAACAAGTTTAAAACAATGTGGTTAACAACCTAATTTTCCTAATTTCTGTCATTCTGGGTATATATGTACGGGGGTATCCCCAGTGTCCCATACCGCTATGCAATGTTATAACATAACACTAGGCTACCAAACGAAAAAAGTATCTATTTATTATGTAAACTATTGTTATTACTAACTATTTTACACAATATACTATTAAGAATATACATTTTGTAGTGTTATAATGTAACACTTTTAGAATTGTGATCACAAATCAGCTTCTTTATGTACAACCCTATCCCCTATTTTGTGATCACATTTAGTACACCCCATAATTTGTGATCACGTTTCATATTTAGTTTAACATTAAACGAAAATACAAAATTAGTTTAACGTTAAACTATCTGT